ATGTTGAGTTTTAAAGCAGCGATTTCCTGGTCCATGATGGTGAGCACTTTTTGTACGATTCGACATCATTGAAAATCCAACATCTGGAAAATCAATAACCTGTGCGCATGATGATGATGACTATGAAATATGAAAACTAGCCGTTTTCCGCGAGCACGCCGCCCCGTGGCAGGTCACCCCTCCGGGAGGACCCATAAATGATAATAATTACCACTTGCATTTAAATGACCAAAACCAGCCAAATTTGGACGTTTAGACGTTTAAATTAAGGAATCCGCTCAAGCAGAAATCGTTAATGGTATTCATTCGCATTATCAAATAACCCTCACAACTATGAAGGGCTCCTGTAATGCGTACGTTTACAGTGCAGACGGGGACAATTCCCCTTCTTCAAACCATGCGTCTACAGCTCGACCATCTGCTGCACGATAATGAATAAGGTACTGATTGGGGCCATGCGTATATTCAGCACGAGCTTTGATATGCCCTTCTTCTTCACTGACAGTGACGGTTACCACCTGACCAAGTTCATGTTCAAAGCTCATCGGTCATTACCTCTTTTTGCATATAAAAAAGCCTCGCAGATGCGAGGCATTGTTTGAATATTGACAATATAAATCAAATTAGTTGCAACTTGTTGTAAGGTTGCCGTCATACCCAGAGGTTATGCACAATTTATCCCCTATTCTGGTTCTGGCGTTGATGATACCATTTTCGCTTACAGTTATATTGGATTCATATTCTGGTTGATAGGTTAACATCTCTGGATGTTGCCGATAGTATTCAGTAATGCTCTGTTTATACTCTTTTTCTATTCGTGATAATTTTTCGAGTTCTTTTTCTTTACTTTCTCTTTCAACCACTTCAGGCGTAACTAGATAACATGAAAAAACCAATCCATCCTCACCATCTCTTAAATATGCAGCTCTTATGTAATTTTGGATATTGAATGGAACATTTTTCTTACATGTATCAACAGCTGCTTGTTTCGCGATAACGGGATCAGCAGTTGACCTTACATAAGCGTTATTCTCATATTTATAATCTTTAGAGGATGAAGCCACTAGAGACTTACATCCAGTTATTGATATTACCAAAAATATAATAAACATGGCCTTTTGCATCATTAATCCCCCCAGGTACTTATAGATATTCAACTATAACCTATTCATCTAATGAGATGAACAAACCTCTGTAAGAGGTGGGGAGCATTATCGAAGCCACTCGGTGAATGGCTCCTGCAATGCTTTGCCACTTCCCGGAGTGGCCACGCTCATGCCCTTGAGTAGCTGCCGCATCATCGCCGCTTATAACCGGTGCGCGTCTGGCATTCGCGCTGCTTTACCGGAGCATGTCCCCTTATTTACCCTCACAACGGTCTGCTATACCTGCTCGCCATTACGCGACTCGGGGCAGCATCACTACTGCTACATTGCCTTTCAGCTGCGGTCTGTCCGTTTTAATTCTTCATGGCCTTATCCTCGGGTGGGGATAGTTGTTGGGTTATCCCTTAGTGGGGTTAAGGTTCGGGCAGTTCGCCAACACTGATTTGTTGTGCGCCAGAATGTCGCGCTTGGTCTGCTTATCCAGCATGTCGATATCGTGGTCGGTCAGGTAGATGATCCGCACCCAGTCGCAGGCGGTGTCGATGACTTCAGGTTTTGCGGGTAAAGCTTTCGCGCAGCTCCCGATCAACATCGTCATCAGGCATATGGCTAACAGTCTGCTGTACATCGCTGGCCTCTTTCGTGACTTCCACTTTGCGTTCTGCCGCTGCGACGCTGGCAGCTGCGTTCTCTTCGGTGCGCTGCTGCTCGGCTTTGGCTTCTGCTTTACTTATGCCGCGGGCGCGACCGATGCCGAACGCGCCGGCGATAGCGCCCAGCATCACAACCACCAACCCGGCGATTATTTCAAAGCTCATTGCTGCGGCTCCTTCAGTTCGTCGGCCTTAGCTTTCAATGCTGGCTGGCGTACGTATTGCGATAGCACGGCCAGCACCACCAGCGCAGGGCTAATAAGTGCCACGATGTTTGGAGGCAGAATGTTTTTAATGTCCGGCGGTAGCAGCGCCCAGGCGTGAAGAGCGGCATCCGGGAACGACTGAGCCCAAACACCAATCAGCGCGCCGACAGCACCCAGCCTCACAGACCACGTTTTCAACAACAGGCGGGCATGGTCAACGAATTCCAGCCGGGTAAATTTGCGCAGTAGCAAAAGGACCAGCACCGCCACCAGCGCCAGCAGAGCGAAAATAATCATCTTCATAGGCTCACCCGCTCTTTGACCCAGCCATAAAGGAAGTCCTCATTAGCAGCCCGGCCTTCGGAAAGTTCAAGATATCGGGCGCCCTGGCTGCAATTCAGCCCTTTCAGCAGAGTGGTTTCACCATCTTTGCCGCGAACGGCCAGATAGCTTTTCAGCGCTGCAATAGTGATGTTGCCAATCGCGCCGTCCGGCTTCAGGTCTGGATACAGCTTGCCCTGCATGTTCAGCGCCGTTAACCAGCGCTGCAGGAATGTACTGACGACGCGAGGCCCCATGTTTACGCCGGTATCACACAATTCCTGTGCGATGGCTGGCGACAGTTCGGCTATGCGGTGGAAATTCGGTTCCGTCCAGTATTGCGACAGGTAAATGGCTTTGGCCGTTTCACGTGGCAATAACTTCATATCCCCGGTATATTCGTAAGCGCGGGCTGTATTCTGTGTAATGCCCCATCGGGTGGGCCCGCCTTTATCCGACGGATGATCGACATATCCGCCTTCTTTTCCGAGGATGCCCTCGATGACTTGATCTGCTGTCATTGTACTTTCACTCCGGTAATACGCTCCCAGAAATACGTGAGGGCAACAGAACCCATTGCACCACTAACCCCAGCTGATGCCAGAATCATGTAAATGCTCGCCCCGCTTTCGATACTTATTAACCCAGCAATAACCCCGGCAAATGCCGAAACGACGATCTGCGCAAGAGCATTTATCCAGCTCCATTTCGCTTTACCCTGCTTCACATCCATCAGGAATCGGACCAGACCGCCCCAACCTGCAATGATCAGCAGAGCCAGCCAGGTTATTCCGGCCATGCTCTCTTTGTCTTGCATACGCGTTGCCATAGTTTCACCTCCGGTTTAACGGGGTGCTGTGCATAAGAATAGGGACAAGCCTCAGGCTCTTTGATTAAGGGGAATCTGAAGGTTTTAGCCTGGGCCTGAAATGAAAAAACCCCGCCAGAGCGAGGTTTTGATGATTAAGCTGTGTGTCGAAGTGACCACTCTTAACACAGTAATCTATAAAATGCGGACCGCGTTAGTGATTTTTCCAACTTTTTGATTTATCTTATTGATTATAAGCAGTTACCGTCTACCAGCCATGTTGATCACAATCATAAACATCAACTCAATCAGATGGTTACGTTCACGAGACAAGGAACAAGGCTAATGAAAGAAAGTCGCAGCAAGGTCATTCAATATAAACGCGCGGTCATACCTAACTGCACTGCAACGCTTCAGCAGATCATTGAATCTATAATTTCTGAGAATGGCACTGCTCACAAAGTTAGCACCCGAAGAGAACAGATTAACCCTTCTGATAACAACAGTGGCTTCAGAATGGTTAACCGGAGTAGTACATTCAAAACAGTGTTATTTGGGCAACTTATTTTGTTTGAACAAGGTAAGAGCCAAACTCTTATGACAATTGCTGATGATGTAAATTATTATGACATCAATGCCATAACATCGAAACAAATTAAGTTAGCAGAAGATGATGGAATAAATGATGCTGACAAACAAAAAATAACTCGAGAATTTGTTGATTCAATACTTTACTTTGGCATTCGTGACAATCACGTAATGGTTGTCCAATCAACCTCTCTAAGAACCAAGGATATAGAAAATCATCTTAATTGGTTAATACATTCATTCGGCAACATTTTTAATGGTGATAACTTTCTTGTTCTTCAAGATAAACCGACAGAAGACACCATAAGAAAAATGCATGAAAGCCCTGTTAAGAAAATAAACCTTGGCAGTGTACCAATCAAAAACGTTGATTCAAATGATATAGTCACCATAAAAAACACCAGCGATCCAGATGTTCTCCCAACAGCAATAAGAGAACCACTCGAAAAGGTAAAAAAAATAAAATTCATGCCCACAGGTAAAGGTGGGGATATAATGAAGGCCGCATTTGGTGAAGGATGGTTTAATAATTTGCAACTTGAAGACTCCCTGGATGAGTCAAACTTACAAGTTAATTTAGAAATAACTTATTTCCGCAAGACAAATAAAGATGGTCAGCGCGTGCTCGATACTTTAGCGACGTCACTCCGAAATTTAGATGATGAAGATATTAGCATCAATCTACAAGGGGGAGGAGTAATTAAAGGCAGTGATTTGAAACTATCTGGAAAAGTAAATGTCCAATATAACAATGGACTTATTGACGAAAATGATTTATATTTGCAGATGCACAAATGGCTAGCTTCAAAGGTCCAAACTGGAGAAGTAAAAGTTAAAAACTAATTTGAATAGGGGGCGGAAATGAGTTTCTTTAATTTTATAATAAGATTCTTATCCGCCTTTACCATTGGATTTGCAACGTTTTATTTTGCCTCTAAAAAAATTGACTTAAGTGGCACTTCTGCACCGTGGGCATTAATAACCTTATTAGTATTCCCCTTTAGCTATTGTATTGCAGCATTTTTCAAAGTTTCTGAAGCTGACGAACATACTTCACTATCAGATAGTGAGCTTAGAAGATTACGACCCATAATTGATGTAAAAAAAAGACATCTCGGATTCCTAATTATTTTTTATCTTTTTGCTGCTTTTTCAGGGGCAATTGGTATGTTCGCCATATCAAGAGAATCTATAGTTTATTTGTATTTCATATCCTCCTGTGGAGGGTGCATTGCTGCTTCCATGTATTCTTTCTTTTTTATCAGCTCCATAAATAGCGAAATCCAGCGATTCAAAAGTATCTTATTACACAGAGCTGAAACCAATAAAAAAACGAAAGAATTTTTAGAATCATTAAACAAAAAAGCGGATTAAAACCCGCTTTTTTTGACTTTTCCCTAATCCATTTCTAAACGAATATCCAGCATCGAAAGGCAACCGTCGATAAATCCTTCAGCCATTTGAATCTCAATTCGAATAAGCTTCTCATCCTTTTTACTCGCTTTGGCAATCTTCCGCTTCGAAATACCATACAAATAATGAGCTACCAGTAACGAGTGCTCATGAGGTTTTCTCTTCTTTAGCAAAGCCATGCATCCTTCAATGATCAGTGCATCATCATCAGTGCAACATAGCCGTGTTTTACCCATCTGCGGAAGTAATCCTTTAAAACCTGCTGCTATATGTGAATAGTCAACACCAGAGCTATCCATTGAAGCCCAACCGCCCCAACGTTCCAGAACCAAAGTAATATCACGCATTAACTCATCTCCACTGAATTAAGCCAGCACGCCGATTGCCAGCGAACGATCCAAAAATCGAAACAGCAGCTCCAGCTGTGAGCCGTGTTTCTGTTCAAATGCCCCGGTGTCAGCGTGCAACTCGTCGTGATGCGCTCTGCAAAGCGGCAACACAAACAGGTCGTGCGCTTTCGTTCCCATTCCACCTTGTCCGTGGCCTATCAGGTGGTGGGGGTCGTCTGCCTGCTTGTTACAGCAAACACACAGCTGAGACTTAACCCAGCGTGTCCAGCTCTCGCTTTCCCAGCGGCGGCGCTTTGGCCGCAGCATGAATGATTCAGGTGTTTCCGGGTCTACTCGCAGCGCCAGAATCTTTTTCTGTACTACTTCGGCAGCTGCAGGCCCCGGCGTAATATCGCTCTCCTTCATCACTGATTGGTGCTTAACCGGTGGTAAACGTAGTGCTTTATGCGCTAACGCTTCCGGTATCACATGTGCCAAATCGTTGATAATCATCCACCAGCACAGCTCCGGGATAGTCAGTGTGTGGTCTTCGTTGAAGCCCAACTGTGAGCGGATAACGGATATCATCCAGGATACCAGGTTTACCCGCGCTATACCTGCCAGTGTTTCGGTGTACTGGTCACGAACCAGATTATCGCAGGCCCAGCACAGCCTGATGCTGCCAGGCTCATGACGGAACAGCGTAAAGTTCTCGCTATGCCAGGTTCCATGCGGATACTGGCATTTAAAACTACGCTCAAGCTCCGCCTCCAGGCCACCAATACCACCAGCGCGAATGATAACTTCCTGGTTCTCAAAGACGGCTAACAGCGTCGGGTCATCTGCCAGTGGCTGGCTGGCCGGTGGAATGGCCCCGGTTGGATACTCTGAGTAGTTCTCCGGTTCCGGCTCAATAAGTACCCTCCCTCGTCTGAACAGGGGTAACAGGTCAGTACCGGGACGGAACAGGACAACCCCCATCCGAGGGGCTATTTCTGGTGTAAGTAACGCTCTCACGCGTAATTACCTCCAGAGGTAACAAATCGTTTAATAGTGATTTCCACCTTCCCTTTCTTCGTTACATCTCCCCATTCAACCAGCATGCGTTTTACCTGGCTGTCGTCCTCCCAGACGCCGGTTTGTGTCAGCGCATCGAACAGCGCTTTGTTGTAGTTGTCGATGTCACGGCGGCGCTGATCCGGCGGGTACAGAACAATGTGAACTTCTGCCAGGTCACTTGAAGGTCTTGGGACCGCGCGTAACTGTTCGATAATCGCCACTCTGGCTGCTTTCTGGAACTTGCGACCAGTCTCGCTAACCATATGGCGTCCCTTCAGCGTTCCTTTGCTGGGAGCGCGCCAGTAACTGTTTACGCTTGGTGGAAATGGTAATGTCAGTTTCATGAAGTCCCCTTAAAGGATCGCCACAACATCCGAGCAACTTCCCGCGTGGTGCCATTGCAGGAGATCGAACGACGCGCTTTGATAAATTCCAGGTTAAAACCATGCTCCCGGTACAGGTCGATGACCTTCGGGGCTGATGAGTTTGAAATAACAACCCGCGCGCCACGTTTGTGGGCTTCAACACAACGCTCTGCCAGAAGCTCCTGGTCATCCCAGGTAAAGCCACCAGCGGCATACGCGGTAAATCCTGCAGTACCCGGCATCGGCTCGTAAGGCGGGTCGCAATACACCACGTCATCCGCTCCGGCCAGGTCAATGGTCCGGCGGAATCCCGAGGTCATGAATACGCAGTTATGAGCCATATCAGCAAACGCCTTCAGCTCTTCGAACGGGAAGTACGGTGCCTTGTATTTTCCCCAACCAACGTTGAACTGATGCGCCAGGTTGTATCGCATCAGACCGTTGAAGCAGTGGCGGTTCAGGTACAGGAAAGCAGCAGCGCGTTCAGTAGTATTGAGGGTCTGAGCATTGAACTCTTTCTTAATCAGTTCATATCCGTCCGGATGCCCCATGTGCTCGAACATCCAGCGTGCATGGTTTTCAACCGCGTCAGGAACCAGTGCCAGCATCTGATACAGGTTGATCAGGTCCGGGTTAACGTCAGCCAGCAGGAAATCCGCATGCTTGTCGCTGTTCAGGAAGACGGAACCACCGCCCACAAACGGCTCTATCAGTCGCTTGCCCTCCGGGATAAACCGGAACAGGTCATCCAGTTGGGTGTATTTTCCACCAGCCCATTTCAGAAATGGCTTGCTCATGAGCGGAACCCCGAGTTTTCTGGCAGTGAGTAATCAACCCCTTCGAAACTGGCTCGTGAAATCGACGCCTCCTGGTGCGAGCTATTGAATGGAGCAGAAAGTTTTAACGACAGCTCATCCCATTTTTCCCGAAGTTTCGACGGGCTAAGCACGTTTTTGCACCAGAACGAATCTTTGTTGGCGCGCTTAAAAAGCGAGCAAATTTGTTTATGGGTTCGCCCGTCCTGCATCACCATCAGGCGCACCTCATTCGCCCATGCGGTCCAGTTTGGTTCTTTAGGGCGAACTACCTCACCATCACTTTCTGCCGCCAGTTCGTACATGCTGATAATTTTTCCCCAAATGAACTCGGCGCAGGTTAAATCGTCCTGACTCCCCCACTGCCGCTTTGTAGCGCTGTACACCACCGCGTCAGGATGTCGGGACAGAAATTCATCAGCAGAGCCCTGTTCGTCCGGTTGCGAAGCGTCCGGACAAGAAGGATTTATATCTGATGGATCAGTAGTTGATTTTACTGACGGATCCCCCCCAGATTCTGACGGGTCAAAACTGGTTTTTTTGGTGGATTCTGACGCCTCAATTTTTGAGGGGTCAATTTTTGACGCATCAGATTTTGACGGGTCAGATTTTGATGTGTCAGAAACTGACAGGTGAGAAAATGCCACTTTTTGTAGTTTGGAAACATTGAGCTGGTAGACGTTCGATGCATTACGGTTGCCGTTTCGGCGTTGCGTACGGGTGAGCCATCCCTCTTTCTCAAGCGCAGTAATCGCCGTTCTGACAGTACTTTCACCAGCGCCAATCTGACGGGATATGGTCGCGATAGAAGGCCAGCAAACACCCTCATCGTTGCTGAAGTCAGCCAGGCGCGCCATGATTGCCACGCTGGATAGTTTCATCCCCGAAGATGCGCAAGCGTCCCAGACGTATCCTGTTAATTTAGTGCTCATGATCGTCCTTTATTTCTCTGAATTTACGTCTGAACTGCTCAAGGGGGCTAAAGCATTCATGCTCGTACCCTTCCCGCAGGTATATAACGCGTTGTGTCTGGGGCTCCCAGCGAATGACTCGGACCGGGACACCGTAGTGATCTCTGAACCATTGATTAAGTTCTCGCATACGTTCCCCGCCTGGCCGTTAAAGTCCCCTACCACCCACTGAGCAAACTGGTAGCAGACAGGCTCAAACCCGCCTGGTACTCTTACCCCATACACGAACTGCACCGGGCCTGCTCCACCAGGAACCGGACGCGCTACAAGTTGCGACCTGCGGTACTGTGTTGGTAAACTGTTCATGCGTTAGTAATCTCCACTGATAACGACACGCCACGACGCCAGAGGCTGCAACCTGCTGGCGTCACTTCTTTTTGCGTGCAAACAACGTGATAATTGCCGCGGTTTCTTCTTCACGTGCTGCCAGATGGCGGCGGTGATGTACCATGATTTCTTCTGCTTCATGTCTTTCGATAACCCCATCATCAAGAGCCTGCTCGATAATCTGATCAACCTGCCCCCTGGCTGCTGAGGTACGCATTGCCCGGCTGAACAAGTCCACGCGATCCAGCTCTTCCAGGTGCGGCACATCCACCAGCAGAGCACCGCGACGGCGGGCAAAATAGTCAGCCAGTAGCGACGTGTTGGAAATGTCTTCCATCGCTTCCAGCTCCGATACTTCAAAAAAACGACAGCCGTTCTTCTCATAGAGGTTGTTATTGAACTGGGTAAGTGACATTCCCAGCGCACCGGCCATAGCTTCGCGTCCGCCGGGGTAGGCTTTGCACATCGCCTTTACGACTTCTTTCAAATTTGTCATTTAAATCAGAGCCCCTTTTGTTTTGGTGCCTTTCTTTTTGCCGTACTTAAGAATTGTTCTGGCCTGGTCCAGGCAGTCATCAAAGATGTTCCTGCGTTTGGTTGTCGGCTTCGATGAGCGCCGGTAGTACGAAATAGCCTCTTCCCCCCCCCTGCTCAGCCTGTTCTGCTGAATAACCATCAGTCAGCAGCGCCTTTACAACATTGTTTTTAATGAATTGTTCCGGGTTCATACCTACCCCTTTGAAATCCGGTTTGTAGTTACGGTTTGCCAATGAATTCTGTAGATTCCTGAAAAATATCAGGTCTCAATTTTTCCTTGGGTACCCCAGTAACCTTTTCAATGTGATGGGCTTGTTTTACAGAAGGTCTTTTCTCTCGGTTAAGCCAGTTCCACACTTGTTGTTGCTTAACTTGATGTCCGGAGCTAACCGTAAGCTTTCTGGCTAACTCAGATTGTCCTCCAGCGACATTGATTGCTTCGGCTAGCGCCATCTGTTCTGGGGTCATAGCCCTCTCCTTTACCCTATAAAGTTGTTACGAGCTTTGATTATACAACCTCAACAACTTTTATCACAACTTTTAGGTGTTGGAAAGCCAAAACATAAAGTTGTAACCTTTCCGTAAACATGGGAGAAAGTTGTGAAGACACTTGCAGAAAGATTAAAAATTGCCAGAGAGAAGGCAGGACTTAGCCAGGCCCAGCTTGGAGAGGTAATAGGTCTTTCTCAGCAGTCGGTCGCCAAGATTGAAAATGGCGAAACCCAGCAGCCTCGAAAAATTAAAGAGATAGCTAAGGCTCTGGGGGTTACTCAAAAATGGTTGCAACTGGGAATAGAAGAAAATGCATCTTTCTCAGATTTCGTAGTCGAAGAGCTTGAAGATGCAACACTTGATCCGAGTGTATTTACATCAATCCCCGTTTTAGATATTGAATTATCTGCTGGAAATGGATGTGAAGCTGAAATCATCGAATCCGTAGTTGATTCTTTCCCTCTGAGAAGAGCTGACTTGCAGAAGGCAGGAGTAAACGCAAGCAATGCGCGTATTGTAAAAATATGGGGGAATAGTCTGCTTCCGGTGCTTAATAACGGAGACCATGTTGCTGTTGACGTTTCTCAGTCTAAACCCATTCGTGATGGTGATCTTTATGCTTTAAGGGACGGTGTGTTGCTGCGAGTTAAGGTGTTAATCAACATGCCCGATGGTGGCCTAATACTCAGAAGCTTTAATAAAGATGAGTACCCCGATGAGATACTCACCTTTAATGAGAAAAGAGCTAGAATTCATGTTGTTGGACGCGTTTTCTGGTCGTCTCGATCATGGTAGAAACTCAAAAAGCATATCCTCAGAGATAATTTTTAATTTATTCCCTTCATCTCTATAGTTGATTGCTTTTTCAATTTTTCTCCCATGGCTGGAAAACCTCCAGTCTCGGGATGAAAGGGTGCCAACTACTAAATAATCTAATTTTTTAGTAATGCTATCAGCAATAAGCCCCCCTGATTTTTTTACTAACTCCTCAACGACTGAGCGTTTCCCAGCAACAAAGACTCCAGTAAGGCAAAAAACCTTACCCTCCAGATCTATGCTTTCTAGAGGGTCTATTGGTAGACGCGTCGAAAGCCCATCAACAACTCCACTATCGAGATCACAACCTGTAAAGTCTGCTAATGCCGTCAACAGTGTGGTGCTTTCTTCTTGAGTTATGGTTCCATCTGACAAGATATCTTTAACCAATACGTACAATTCTCTTCCTGGGTAATTGTTTTTAAGCGCTGCGTTCTGAGTTAGCCACCAGCTGAGGTACTTCACTTCCTGTTCGCTCAACTCGCGATCAGCAATTAGTCCTTTACATAAGCCAGATAGTAAATGGATGTCTGACTCTACGGAATACAAATCAATATCAGGGATATCAAGTAGTTCGCGCTGAATCTGTATCAGCATTTCCTTAAGTTCGTGCTTTTCTTCTGATGTAACTTTTCCGTCATACAAGATATCTGAAACTCTGGCAGAAAGTCCCTTTATCACTCCATTGCTTATGATTTGATTCGCCTCAAGTAACCAGGTATCAAGGTATAAAACCTCTGAATCCTTGATAATTCCGTCAGCCAAAATTCCATCAATAATACTGATTAGGTTGGTAAAAAGCTTATCTCTGTTCTGCTTGTAGTTAAAAACATAAAGTTTGTCTTCCATACAACCTCCTTTTTTCTCCATCCTTGCATTCGCTGAGACTACAATCAAACCACATAAAGTTGTTGACACTTCGGTTAACCACAACTAAATTACACCTTAAAGTTGTTATCACTTGAAATGTTAAACCACGGGTTGTGGCCGTATCGACAGGTCGAGGCACCACCGCCACAACCTAGTTAACTGTGCTGTGTGTAGTCTTGGCGGTGCCAGTTCATTTCCATTTCTGGTACCGCCATTTTTACACAAGACACGAGAGCACCACCGGGTGACGGGCTCATAACCCAATCCTCTCGGGCTGATGCAGCAGCATGGTGCTCTCCTGTGTTGTGTGGAGATAACTAACCAATCCTTTGCAGAGGACA